CTCCTACATTTCTTGCACAGATGTCTTCAAGAGACATCTCCATAATAACATGATTGAACATTAACCAAACCCCATATGCATTTTACTTAGAATGTAAGAACGAATAAGACCACTTCTTACAATGTCTTCAGTGCCAAATTCAATGCTTGTAAACTCTTCCATAACCTCAAGAATTTTCATGAAGTCAAGAATACCATTACGCTCATTGGTTTTAACAAGGTCTGTTTGCATAACATCACCAGCAAAAATTATCTTACAATCTGTACCAACACGAGTAATGATTGAATCTAATTCATGAAAGTTTAAGTTCTGACACTCATCAACTATGATGATAGCATTATTAAGTGTTGTACCACGAAGAAAAGATGTGCTCCAAAAAGAAATAGTTTCTTGTGCCTTTAGATTATCATATAACATATTATATGCTGGATCATCTGGCATCTTAAACATGTGTTCAACCATGTTCTTGTATGGAATCTGATACAAGTTTGACTTGTCATCATGATCACCTGGCAAGAATCCAATCTCTCTTGTAGGAACTAAAGAACGTACCATGTACAGTTTATCATAAGAAGTAGTGCCTGAAAGAATTTCTTTCAATGCTAGGTACATTGCAATAAATGTTTTACCTGTTCCTGCACAACCATATAGAAAAAGATTCTGACCTTTTTCGTATGCATCAAATGCAACTTTTTGATTTTCAGTTAATGATTTGATCTCTTTTAAGTGATCATAATTAATTGGTTTCTTACGTCTCATTTGCTTAGGAGTGCTGTTAACAAAATCGAACTGAGCGTCCTTTCTTTTTCTTGGCATTTAAGTGTTACTTGTAAAGTTAGTGTCAATTGTTGAACCAGGATTTGCTTTCGCAATACTCTTTAAGACATCTTTGAAACCATCAGGTCTCTTGTCTCTAATATGAGCATCAGCAACCAAACCAGGAAAACTGGAGTGGTACTGTTCTAAATGAGGGTTATCCTCTTTGTATTTATTAAGTTTTGTAAAACTCATACTGACTTCAATTATTTCACCAGTTTCTTTATTTCTAAAATCGTAACTAGGCATCTTTGTCCTCCTTGTGATGAGTCCATCCTAATGCTTCAGCAACTATTGGAAATTCTCCTGCAAACAAACACTTACATTCATTTGCAATATCCATATGTTCCTTCTGTGTGCCATGAGCAGATCGTAGTTCTATGTAATGAATCCAAGAACGAACTGAACCTGTCATATACAATCTTGTAGGTGTAGCGAGAGGAAGAACAAATCTTGCACACTCTTTTGCAATACCCATGTCAAGCATGTGTCTGTAGATGTCCATGCCTTCATTGAAATACTTTTCAATAGCAATCTCAAGTTCTTGTTTTAAGAAAGGATCAACATCATCAATAGAATTCTGACGATTCTCCGTATCCTGACGACGTAACTCAAACATAGGAATCTTATTTCCCAACATAGAACTATCAGCATACCTCTGAGAAAATTCTTGGAATGTAAAACTACGATGTCTTAGAATTTGTGCTGCTAGTCCTCTAGTAGTTTCAATCTCAAGTGTCATGAATGCCTGCTCAAAGACGCTCCAATGCTGATGTTTTATACAATAGGATAAAAGACCTGCAACCTTCGGATTCTCTTGGTTCTTGGGGTTGCTGACACGTGCTACGTACCCCATATGTTTTTCAGCATCAGGAGTAACGTTGATAACTTTAACTTGCATAATACGCTTGATAGTATTTCACAATGCCAGATGAACTGACATGACCTTGAGACACCCAATCATGACAACATTCTTGAATGCTTCTCATGCTATGTTTTGGTTCTCCATTTTCTTTTCTCAAACCACCAAACTTATTGAGAAGAATGGTGTATACAGCAGAGCGTAATTGTAATTCCTCTTCGCTGTACGAATAAGTCCGAGTCATTTCTTTTTCTTGGTTGGTGATTTTTTTGTTGTGGGATCGTTCCACAGTTTTGGATTTATCATACCATACATAGTTTCCATCGTCAATATCTTACCTCCTACTGTTTTGAGAAGATCATAATAAGCATCAAAAACTTTTACATTTTTTGGTCCAACAACATGGTCATGTTTGACAACACCATTAATTTCATATGTTACAAGAACAGCATTGCTTGGAAACTTTTTCTTATCAATGGTCTCAGGTTTACAGTCATGAGAAAAAACCATCACGTCATAATTAGAACGCAACTGTTTTTTATCTGAATCTGTCAGGGCAAAGGTCATTGATGAATTTTCTACTTCTGTTATGCATTCCATTTAATTTCTGGAAATGCTTCTTTTACTACAGCGTGAGTAATTCTAAATTTATCTTGCAGGTTTCCATCTTTCACTAAACAGATAACTTCTGCTTCTGATTCATGAAGACCTTCAAGAAGTTGAAAGAATAATTGCTCTCGCTTCATGTTGGTAAGATCATTAGCACCTTTAATAAATCTCCAGAGGTTACGATATTCTCTTTCAAGAACTGTATGCTCTGTACCAATAGGTGCATCATTTTTATTATATGGAACCTCACCCTCAGGCAGGTCAGATTTAATACCAGGATCAAAATTCCATTTTAACACTGAGCGAAGTGCTTGTGTGTTATTGTCTCTGAGAATTTTAATCTTTTGTGCTTTAGTTTTGGCATTAGATGCCTTTTTCATAACTTCAGAAATCAATAGTTTCATAAGAAATACAAAGAATCGTTTTGTTTATTTAGTCATTATCCTCAAAGGGATCTGTGTCAAAGGGATCTTTTTGATTAAAATCTACACTGATCAATTTTGAAACATAAAATGGAAGTGGATTTCCTTCTTCATCCATCATTTCTGGATGAGGTGTCAAAGAAACTTCTTCACGTGCATCTGAAATGCTTTCAGTGAGATGCTCGTAATATGTGTGAGCAAACCATCCAAATATAAATCCCAACAGTGTTCCACCAACAGTAAATAAAGTTGAGAACACAAGAACTACAGATAAGTCCGTAAATTCCATCTTTTTACCCTCCTCTTTAGGTTGATCCTTTTCAGGTTCTTCTAATTTTTGTTTTTGACGCTTTCTCCTTTGAAGCATAAACTCATCACCTTTATTTATTGGTGATTGCTGCTTTTCTTTTTCTGGTTTTTGATCCAGGTTTTCTTCCTGGTTTTCTTTCTTGTTCATACTTCCATGCATCATTTAAAATTTTGTAGAGATAGTCCTTAATTTTACGTGCTTTAGGTTTAGACAAATGTCCATATGCTTCTTTAGCAATAGTGTCCTTACCCTTTAAGTATCTTTCTAACTCTAAAACTGTGTCAGATATACTTGCAGCAGTAGAACTTTCAATAAATTTGCTCACCTCTCTACGAGTGAACTTATATGATTTGACATAGGTATAAAGATCGAACATAAACTTTCCATCAAAAGCAGCATCGATAGATCTTTCAACGAGAGAATAAAGTTCTTCTGTAGGTTCCATTAGATAAGTTTGTTTTCTTGAAGATAATGCAGTGTATCCTTAAATCCTCCGATGTGTCTAGTGTTAATAGAAATTTGGGGGAAGGTAGCACCCTCACCAAACTCAGCGTAGAATTCTTTTTTAGTAAAGTCGTTCTGATACTTGTATTCGATGTATTTGATATCAAGGTTATTGAAAAGCATCTTTGCTCTTTCACACCATTGACAATCCTTTTTAGAGTATAGAATTACTTCCATGTGTTGTGAATAACTGTAATTAATTATAATAATAAAAAATCAGGGTGTCAACCCTGATTAATTTTTCTAATGAAAAAGGGACCAATAGGTCCCTATTTTTAAAAGTGTATAATTTAGAAAGTATACTTAGTTCCTAATTTTACACCGTATCCGTTGTCACTGCCTTCTGCAGTTTGTACTGAGAACTCACCGTAAACACCAACGGCATCTGTTACGTCAACAGAACCACCAAGGTATCCAATGAAATCAGTGGTTGAATCGCCACCGTCAGCAGCAGTTACAATAGGACCACCAGATACATACCAGTTTTCTCCTTCCCAAC